GACCAACAAGGAAAAGGAAAGCAAGATTGTTCTCATGGTTAGAAGGTCTCTCATAATCGTGACCCTGTGCATTCTTGAATACAGGACGCTTGTTATCTTCTGGAACGAAGATAGACTTTATAAACTCACCATCAGGACACTCGAAATGGAAAGCCCAAGACTTCCAAGCTCTACCATTCTTTGATGTACCTGTCTTTGGTTCATCAATACCTGTAAACTTTACATTCTCATAAATGTTATATGCTCTAAGAAAATTAGTATTCTTTACTTTCTGCTCTGAAAAACTACCGAAATTAAAACTACCCATAATTAAATTTCAAAAATATCATTATTGATTTCTAAATAACCATCTGTTTTACTATCAGAATCAAGAAGGTCATCAAGATCGTCATCAATATCCTTCTCGTGTTCAGATTTATCATCTATTTTTACAACTTTACTTTCTTTTGGTTCTGGTAACGGTTTATCTCCTTCAAGGATAAATAAACCTTCTTTGTTAGGATGAGGCTTAAGTGTAAACTCAGAACCATATTCACTAAGTTCTTCATTAGCTTTACCTCTACAACTAACAGTTAAACTCTTAGTAAGTTTATTTCCTGCCTTAGTACCAAAAGCAGTATTAGACCCAATTACAGGAACAAGTATATTACCTATCTTTTGATACTTAATATCAATACGATCATCAGGCTCAACACCAAGTAAATTGGCTGCTGCTTGAGTTAAAGTATATTTACTTGTTTCTAGAATTAATTTAGGAGTTGTATCATCAGAGGTAACAGCCTTTTTCTTAGGTGTTGCACTCTTTTTAGAAACTGAAAAGTCTCTAAATTCTCCGGTCTCAGGATCTAGAGCTATAAAGCTCTGAGTATCGAGATCGAAATAAACTTCCATTTTAACAAGATTAGTCTTCGCCATTATATTCCTTTATTTTAGAAATTACCATATTAAGATCATTATCTATAAGAAGTGTATCGAAAAGTCCCATTGGAGACTTAGCAGTACAAGTTCCATCAGAATTAGTTTTAAACTGATACTTTGGATTACCATCATCATCACGATTTACTTCTGTGAAGAACACATAAGTAAACAGACCCTCAAGAGTGATGACATTATCAATCATTTTACCTTGAGTCTTAATCTTATAATATGGATTCATTTTGTCACCAGTATTTTCACTATGAGTAAGAATAACAACATATAAATCATCGCGGAGATTCATGGCATCTTTGATTACCTGATAAGCATGTTGAGCCATTTGAGTAAATTTATCGAATCCTTTGTCTCCTGCACGATCCATTGCTTCAAAACCCATTACATACTGATAATCGTCAATAATGACTGTTTTGATATTAGGAAGTTTAGTATTAATTACTTTTAGCATCTTACCGATATTATCAACGTTAGATGCTGTGAAGAAATTTCCGTGAAGTTCCTTTGTTTCTGGATCAACTCCAAAAGTTGGATATTTCTTCTTTGCGCCCTTTGTACCAGGACGTTTTCCAGTGGTTGAGATTATGAAGGTCTCTTCTGGATTAAGGTTTCTTATACTTGTAGTTTTACCGCTACCACTTTCTCCTACGACTGCGATTAATTCTGCCATTACATTGTAAATTTAAATTGTTCTTTCTTTTCTTTATCTGGCATCTCTTGCTTTTTCCAAAGCCAATCTGGAGTTTTATATCTTTCTACATCATAAATCTCATCTGGTTTAGGTAATTCCACCCAGATATTAGATTTACCATAGAATGCACAACTATCTTCTACATTAGATTCACCGTATCTATTCTTAATACATACAATGCTTCTAAACGTATCGCCAAATTGTACTATGTCGTATTTATTATGAGTTTTTAACTTATCAACATTAGGATTATAAATTGCTAATGTTATATCAGAATCCTCATACGGAACATTAGTTTCTTTAACATCAGACATTTGAGGTAAATACATACCTAACTGTCTTCTTGCAGATGAAGATTGGTCTCTATTAGATTGCATTATAGCTAATGGACTAATACTATAAGTATTACGTAAATAAACAAAATAATTTGATAATAAATCAATTTCTTGTTTCTTACTTCTTCCGTCTTTAGTACGAAGCAATCCCATATGATCAACAACAACCAAATATGTTAAATTTGGATTATTCGGATAATATACTTTACGATTACCCTGTTCTTCAACTTTTCCTCTTTGTTCTAAATCTTCTTTTAATTTAGCATAAATTGTATCAGCATTTGCTCCTTTATCGTAAATCCTAATTTTGGATTCTACTTTCTTTAGCCAATCAGCACATTCCAAAACTATTTTATAATATTCGTCTGGAAGTCTATAATTTCTCTTTTTAGAAAGTAATTCTTTAAAAGAAAGTTCAATGTGATATTTTTCAAATATGTAAATACAAAGAAGTTTAGCAAGAATGATTTCTGCTTTCATCTCTAATGAGAATAAATAAACAAAGAAATCATCATCGTCTAAATGTTCCATTAATGGTCTATAAATATAAGCATACATCATGAGATTTGATTTACCACAACCTGAACCTGCAAATAATAGTGTATATGTTTGTTTACATACACCATCTACAATATTTTCAAGTTTTGGTAATCCCATGGTAT